GGCACATAAACAAACTCTTACCGACACCAGTGCCAGCGAGAGCAATATTAAGCGTCTTGTTAGGCAGACCACCTTTCGTGATTTTATTAAAAAGATCGAGATCGAATTTGATCTTGTCCTCTTTGCGGTGATATGATTCATATCTTGCCTCATAATCAAGTAAGTAATCATGACCCACATTGGAGTCAAAAGAAACCGCTAGAGCATCTGATAAGATTCCAGGAATCGCATCAGCGCCCCTAGTCTCATCCTTTCCATCTGCAAGGGAGATGGATTCCATCAGTGCCAAATAAATGGCACGACTCTGACACCACTTTTCCGTGGTATTAACTATCCATTCAAATTCACTAGGATCATTTTCTATGGAGGAAATTCCAGTTATAATCTCACCGAAAGTAGTTTGATTGATATCACTACGCTTTTCAACTTCAATACATAGAATTTCTTTTGTTGGTAATTTATTGTATTGACTTACAAACTTGTAAATCTCATCAAAAACAATCTTTTGATTGTAGTCTTCAAAATAGTCTTCTTTGATGAAAGGCATTACTTTACGCAAGTAATCCTCACTCAATAAAAGATTTTTGATAATTAAAGACTCAACCGTCTCCATACTTAAACTCCTTTCGTGCAATTTGATCTAATTTTTCCATCACTTCATCAGTGAAGTATTCTTCAGGGTCCTTTAGGATTGCCTTGGCGTATACTTTTTTGCCATTCATTTCATAACGACCTGCCACATTTTTCCAGAGACCACCAATCTCTCCCAATTCAAGAAGACCATAATATCGATCAAGACCACGCTCATCGTAATAAAGACGCACCGTAACATCCTTATTCTCCTTGCTTAGACGTGACTTAGCAGTCTTTGCCTTGATAAGATTTCCGACGATTTCTGTTCCATCCTTTTCTTTCTTTTTGCTGAGATGGATGATTGTAGAAGCAGCATACTTGAGTCCACTACCTCCTCCCATTTCTTTTGTAGGCACATAAGATCCGATAACATCGTAGGTGTGATTTGTAACGATCATGGGAATGTTTGCTTGACCCAACTTGAGAGTGAGCATACGGAAGGCACCTTTGATAAGTTGGGATTTTGTCATGTCCCTAACTTGTTTGTCGTTGAGTGCGTCAGTAATCTCTTTCTCAGTTGAGAGCATCCCCAAAGAGTCTAGCACAAACATGCAGGGTTTGCGCTCGTCTTCAGGTTTTTTTAAATAAACGTCTACTGCCTTAAGAGCGTATGACCTAAACTGCTCGACAGTCACAACGTTTGCGACAACCACCCGATCCAGATCTAAACCCCTATCTGCGAGAAGAGACTTGTTAACAGCGGCTTCAGTGTCAAAATATAGACAATACCCGTCAGGGTTAGAATCAAGAAAGTTCTTGACGACCGCAAGGCTGAAAAAAGTTTTTCCAGTACTAGACTCGCCAGCAATGGCAGTAATCTTATTCCCAGATACACCGCCAAATATAGAGCCTGAAACAAGTCCATTAAAGATGTAAGAACCTGTGTCAACATATGTTTCTGTTTCATCTATGTCTGATGCAACTTTGGTATACTCGTCACCAATTTCTTTGATAATATCTTTTAAAAAATCCATTAAATAACAATCCCAAACTGTTCACGGGCAATCTTTTTGTAAGCACTACCTGGGTATTGCTCACGAATATCTAGCATAAGTTTTAACTTTTGATAGAGTGCAACATCTCCACCGAGACGCAATGCACTCACAATTGTAGCAAGTTCTTTATCGTTGATAGGTAATTCCATTAAATGAAAAATGCTTCTAGGTTTGCGGTTTTTTCGACTTGCCATCCAATAGCATCTAGGATTGCTTTAAGTGGTTCGACAAAACTCTTTTCAAATTGTAAGTCATAGTCGATGTATTTGTCAATATTAAGCTCTTTAGGAAACTCTTGAATAAATGAGATTACATTCTCATGAATGAGATTAGGTTTTTTCAAATAGCAAAACTTAATCTTCTCACCATTCTGAATCAAAGAATACTTATTGTCCAACTTATTTTGCTTAATGTAGTGATTAAACAGAAGTGCTCCACGGACATGGATTGGCGTGCCTTTGATGTAAATATCAGATGTGGATCGATACTTTACAACATCAGAAACTGATCGTGGGAAAGATATCGATTCTGGTGGAAGCGTCTTAAACTCACGACGACACTTATCAATATACTCAATAACATCATCTTCAGTCTTAGTCATCAAAATCTTGAATGCATCTTTCAGCATTTTGCGGCAAGGTGCAGGTGTCGATGACTTGACAGACTCAATACCCATCACTTTGAGTTTAGGTTCTTCATACCTAACTCCTTCACTATCCCATACATTAAGAATGTATCTTTTCTTAGCGGTCCAGATTCCACGATCAGCAATATTCTCTCGCTTCATCTGCATTTTTTGAGAATATGCCGAGACATATTCCGCCAATTCCGCGTAACTTTTATCGATGTATGGTTCAAACTTCTCTTCGCAGACCTTGTTAAGTAGAGCCACAATCTCTGCTTTGTTGCCAGACTTATTACCAAGAAATTTATCAACAAGAGGTCCAAGATTAAGATAGATTGAATCTGTATCACTGGCGATAACATAATCGACTTCCTCAGTAGTCAACAGTTTATTTAGATACGCATTCATCTTATTCTCAATCCAACGTATACTTACCTGACCAGAAAGAGTAATTGCTTCAGCATTTGCTAACTTATAATATCGGAAATATTGGTTACCAATAGCACCATAAGCAGAGTTAAGAGAAATCTTCTTCGCCATTTGAATGTTATTGCAACGAGCGATTTCCTTTTCAAGTGCCTTAGTAGGCGTCTTCTCATACTGCTGCTTGGCATCGAGCATCTTCTTCTTGAAGACTTTTCTCTCTCCATACATCTTCTCCATCAATTCTGGCAAGAATCCCCTCACATCCTTGCGATACATTGCACCGTTAGCACATACCGCATAATTCTTATACATCTCAAAACTCAACTGCTCTTCGAGAATCTTATCTACGCTGACCGTAGGATGCCTCTCTTCAACAAGAGTTTCTGGAGAGATATTGTATTGCATCATGAGGTGTGGATACAGACTATTCAAGTCAAAACTCACAACCCAATCATACTTACCAGGGATAGGCTCTTTTACATATGCACCAGCATATTTCTCATTCTTGTCTGCATTAACGCGAGGAGGAATCACAATGTCCCTCTTCTTCAGATAGTTGTAGATAATGTTATCCCACATCCTTACCTGATAAAAGACATCAATATAATTAACCTTTGCATCATATGCCATGGTTAATGCCAACTCAATGAGTTTCATCTTGTCCTCAAGACGATCCACAAGTTCTACGTCAACGATGTTGTATTCAATAAACTTCTGCCAACCTTTAGTATAGAAATCTTTGAACGTATCAAACTCAGAGTGATCAAGTTTCTTCTGACCCAACTCAACTTCAGCAATATAATCAAGACGATATGATTCCTGGGCCTTGTAGGTAAACTTCTTATAGAGATCAAGGTAATCGAGTTGAGTCAATCCACCAACATCAAAAGTAGTTTGCTTACGACCTTTGATTACAACTTCATTCTCAGTCACAAGACCCCAGTGAGAAAAACGTTTCATCATCTTTTCACCAAGGACTCGATTCAACCTCTTACAGATGTAAGGAATATCATATAGTTGAATATTCCACCCAGTGACAACATCAGGGACATCTGCCATCCAGAAATGAATAAAGTGACTCAACAACTCTTGCTCCGTAGGGCAATGGTAGTAAGTCACATTTTTCTGCTTATTGAAAAAGGGTTTGACTCCCCATGTGGTGATTTTCTTAGTAGTGTAATCCTGAATTGTAATTGCAAGAATTTCTTCAGATGCAGATTCAACATCAGGGAATCCCCTCTCAGAGGAGACCTCAATATCCAAGGTCAAAAGTTTGATTTGACTAATATCAAACTTAATTTCATTCTCTGGATACTTTTCAGATATGTATTGATAGATGTATCTATCATTTCCATAGATATCAAATCCTTCTACTTCATCATACTTTTTATAAAAGTCTCTACAATCCCTTACACTTCCAGGTTTAATCTCTTCTACAACCTCTCCCGTTAATGTCCGATACTTCGATTCTTTTTTAGTCTTGACGAAGACGGATGGAAAGAATTCATCTCTATGAGAATATCTCTTGCCATTTTCAACTCCCCGGACGAGGAATTGATTTCCGATCAATTGGACATTAGTGTAAAATTTCATTCGTCGTCATCAAAGAAAGAGCCAAACATACCGCTAGATCCAGGTTTCCTGTCATCTAGCATTTCCATAATCTCATTAACCTTCTTACATTGCTCCATGGCATTAAGAATATCTGCTAGATGCTTTACTATCATAGGTTTTTCATTGACAGCAGCAGATTTAATTGCAGCTCGCATATGCGATTCTGCCTCCAATAAATGATCTAGCGTTTGATTTGATAGTGCCATAATTACTTTGTATGAATAATATATTTTTCCAATAGAGTTGGAGTTGGATCTGCCATTGTTAAAATGTTTTCTGAGAGGGTCATCAATTTATCTTCCAAAGTATAACCCATCAACCAAGGAGTAAGAGTTTGATCTTCACCAATACAATGGGGTTTTATTAATACACAGTCTGGGTCTCCCAATACTGAAGAAATTTTTTCAATTTCACTGATCAGTATTGTCCCGTCTCTCAGATACAGTATCTGTATCTCCTTCTCTTCCTTCTGTTTGTTTTCCAACTACAACGTCCTCCAAATACATATTGAGTAATGATTCTATAGGGTCAACCATAGTGATAACCCAATCTGCACAGATAGGAATATTCTCCTCAGCAGAAAGAGGCATCCATGCTGCCAACTTTAATTGAAATGCTTGCTTTTCGCCTCCATCATCATCTTCAATAGTAACATACTTCATCTTAACAGCACAAGGTCTGTTGAGAGTATATCCCACTATTCTTTTCGATTCCCCTTCACCAAAAGAAATTTCATCAATATCAGCAACAACGTCTTCTCCAGATTTAAGGAGCAGAAGTTTTATAGTCATTTCCCTACTCCATAGTCGGGTGCTTTCAATTCCAACTTACGGATATCTTCATGAAGACGTGCTGTTGCATTGTGCAGTTTCTTCACTGCTTCAATGGTCTCAGGAGTTTCTTCCCACTCCCAAGTATCTCCCTTAGAGTTTACAAATTGCTTTTTAGTCATTAATCATACCTCATCTTCAAGTCGTTTAATGTGGCCATCAATTTGTGACCGGAGATTCTCAATTTGATCGGTCAGTTGACGACGCACATATTCAGGAGTATATGCTCCAGTATCATTTTTACGCCTTTCCATTTCTGCCTCTACCTTTTCAACGATAGAAGCATGGCGGCGAATCTCTCCACCCATAGACATCTGGGATTTAGTTTGATCCATGCAAAATTTAAGTTGCATGAGTTCCATGTCATCAAATTCAATCATTGTTCATTCCCGAAAGTCCATTCATTCTACCAAGAAAAAAGAGGGGTGTCAACTGGATTTTGCCAGTTGCCCCTCGGCGGCGACGATATTCATTTTTATTTATCAGATATTATGAATGGTAACCATAACATCACCAAGGTTTAAGGGATCTTCATTCCATCTTCTAACAGTAATCTCTACTCTGTCAGCAAATCTTGCAACTCCAAGAGAAGCATCATTACCAGGTATCCAATCAGTACCATCATATGTAGTGTGGATAATGTAGTCGGTCCTCAATGAGTATGGAGTTGGGAATGTAAGAGTGTAAACTTCATCACTTCCACCTCCACCAGAATGGGATACAACATACCCCGCAGTTCCAGTCCAAGTTGGAGTGGATCCATTCAAAGTGATATATCCTTTTGCTACTGGAGCACCACCAGCAGGAATACCCCCAGGAGTGATTCCATCAGAAATTTTCAAATCATTTCCATTAGGATCCCAGAACAATTCACCTTCATTACCTACAAAAATATTAGGATCAGAAGCGCCAAGTTTTTCAGCATAAGATCTGTAAACTGCAGTCCCTATCATTTTTCATCTACTATTTTTTTATATTTATAGGTAGTCCTTTCTCTTGTGAGCATCGGGGACAATTCTTCCCAAT